CATTTAGGATAAGTGCTTTACTCGCTTTATCGGCATCAATTTTCACTTTATGCCGAAACCATTGAGGTTGATTTGTCGTCTGCCAAGCATAAACCACTCCACCGATAAGAAAAACAAAAATACAGCCAAATATGAGACCAAACTTTTTGAATCGTGCCCAGCCCTCTTCGCCCATATTTTTCTTGATTTTGCTCACTTGCCCTTTTATATTTCTCACTTTACTTTCCAATGCTTTTACTTTATCCTCCATACCTGTCAATCTCGCTATGAACTTATTTAAGGCTTTAGCGAGCTGCTTTGGCTGTTTTACAATCTCTAAAGATATTATTCTGCCGCCCATAATCTTGTACCTCCTTTTTGTTAAATGGTTTAATGTTTTAAGCTGCTTGTTCGCTCTCCTTTTTCGGAGTAACCTTCTGAGGCGCAATGCTGATGGGAATTAGTGAAAACCTGTTCTTATACCCTATGATACGGGTGTTAGGATCCACCGGCTCAGGATTAAACCCTTTTTGAACTTCATCAGGGTCATACATCTTATAAATCGGCACTTTACAGTCGTTATTCAAATGATCAATAACAGACACCGGGAGATCATATTCCATGCCGTCCAATAAAGTATAATTTTTCAGGCTCTGGAAATTGAACTCCAAAGGCACACCGGGACTCTCAAGGTTCTGGAACCTAACCCTAGCCTTTTCTTCTTGTTCAAATGCTTCCAATCTTTGAGCCCTTGTCTTAGCAATGCGCTTTTTTTCCTCATTGATTTTCTTTTTATCTTCCTTATCCATAGAAATCTCTCCTCCCCATGCTGAGAATTAAAAGGATCCCCCGGCTGTCACACCGGGGAGTCCCTATTGGTTATAGGATTAAGTGTATACTACTAAGCTTGATCACCGTGGTCCGTCTCCATGTCTGCCAAGATAGCAAGATAATAAATTTCATCGCCGTTATCCTGGTAGGACGCGGAAATGGTCACTCCCTGGCCTCCACCAACTGAAAAAGTGGTGCCGGTTGTTATAGAGTAAGTGTTATATTCGTTAATATAACCCCCAGAAGCGTTATATACGAAATTCTGTTCACCTGCATCTGTGTTGTTCCACTGAATATCAACGCCATCGCCCATCTCATAAAACCATTCAATGACTGCCACTTCAGTATCGGCGGCAGCGGTATTGAGTACCCTGATATAGTTCGGAACGAACCCAAGAACCAGATTAACAGCATTGCCATCAGCCTCGTAATGTCCTGCTCTTATAGTTGCCATTGTTATTATATCCCCCTTTCCTATGAGTGAGTAACTTCAAGAACGTGCATGAAGTTATCGTTAAGGATTCTAGCAACCCATACACACTTCCAGCCTGAGCTTGCCTTACGATTTAGGGGATCTTCGGTTCCACCGGAGCCGAACGCTTTGACAATGTTCTTACTGTTGTCAAGCTCAACGTCACCATAAGCCTCTTTCCCGATAACCGGAAGATGGTATTGCACCGGACTTTCACTGGTCGCTTTAGCATTGGAAGAAATGCAGAATCTCACGTTTCCGCATGATCCCCATTCCCCGTCTTCAATGCCCATCTGGGATGGATATTCGGCAACAGACTTAAAACCCGCACAGTCTTCCAGGTCATCGATCAAAGCCGTGTGCAGGATAGACCAAAACGATTCCCTTACGGGTGAGGTGCCTACCCCGGTGCTGGCCTTAATAGAAGGGGCCATCATTTCGGCATTATTACCGAGCAGGGTGAGAACTACCGCGTCAATGTCTGCTCGTGTAATTTCTGTTGGGGTTTGCCCGTTTGAACCGCCGGAGGCATTGGTAGCACTTGCAGCGGCGGAGAGGATATCTCTCATGAGGGTGTCAAAGGTTTTACCTTCTTGAAGGCCAAGCTTTTCGGCTGCGACTGTCAAAACAGGATCTTCAACAGTCATGTCAACAACATCCGTGATATGCACAAAATCGCCATACCATGACACGGTTGCGAGAATATCCGTTTTGGCAAGCCTCTGGCCTGGAGGATTAACTCCCTCTGTAAGTGGTGTGGTTGCATCGGATAAATTGGAATACCTTCGCCATTTATAGGTATTACCGTTCTTTTTATCCAGGTAAGCGTGTTGCGCCCATTTCAGGTGCTGCAACTTCGGATTAGCTGCCATAAGAAGAACCCTATCGTAATAGGTCGCGACAGCCGGATCTACCTGAGAGGTAGTGGTTAATGTATCAGCCATAGTTTTCTATGTCCTTTCGTTATAATTTCCCGGACTTCACCTTGGCCATGTGAGCTAAAAAATCCTCATCGCTCATTGTGGCAAACCTGTCGGACGTGTCGATAGCACCGGCACCTCCTGCCAATGAACTTGAACCCGGCTTATTGGCATTGGCAATGATCTGATCGACCTGTTCCTCAATGGATAGGTTTTTCGGATCTTGCCCTGTATTGGTTCCAGTATTACCGTCACCCCCTCCTTTTCCTTTCTGATCTTCAGCCTGATCGGCAATATACTGGGGATTACTCCTCGCATATACCAATGAAGCCATCAGAGGATTGGGACTCTGCTTAATCAAGGTGAGGGCTCCCGGATTGATTTTAAGAATATCGGGTAAATACTTTGTAATCGTCTGCTCATAATTAGGGTCCTGTTGGGATACTTCGATCTTTGCTAGTTGCATTTTAGTTTCTGGAGACAATTCAGCGGCTTTTCCCAGGTTGCCTATCAATGGCTTGAGATCCTTCACCAAAATGACATCATCATCACCCAGACCGTCCAGGGGATTAACTGCCCCTGTGGGTACTCCTGATGTCGTACCCGGCTGGTCCATGGTCTTGATCTGGGAGTTAGCCTTGTAAAGATCGATCTGGTTCTGAAGCTCTATGGCTTTATCGGCCCTTCCCTTCAAATCCTTCATTTCCTCTCTCATTTTGAGAAGAACACTGACCGGCACCATGGTCTTTTCATCGACCGGTTTGATGCCTTTGTCTCCTGTTTGATCGCCGGGCTTTTGCCCGGTATCTCCTACATTACCCTGATTATTTGCATCCCCGGCGGCAGGATCATTACCTTTTACGCCTTCATCGCCCGTTTTTACTTTTGGATCTGTCATGATCTCTCTCCTCCATCGCCCTTCGTTTTATCTCATGCTCCCCGGCATCGGGATTGGTGGGGGAACCGTCAAGCTCCCCCTTTTACGCCCTTTCGCATGGGAAAAACACCCGGCGGCGGTGCTAAGTAGGTTTATCCCAAGTAAAACATTCCACTATTTCCGAATCTGCCTGTATGTCCTTCTGACACCCCAGAAGAAGGAGTCTCCATCTATTCAGGGCACCTTTCAAATCATTAGGCAGGGTATCGAAAGTCCCCTCATTTATAAAAACTTGAATCGCTGTATTACAATCTTTCAAGGCGGTAGTACCACTCTTTAAAATATCCCTCGCCTCTAATGCAAATATCCTCTGTTCCTTTTCCTCATATATCTGGTCAAGCTCTTTTGATATGGTCATTGTTTGTCTCTCATATGCTTAAACATTTCCACCTGATTAAGCCTGTTTTGTGCCTCTTTTCTTGTTCTATAAGGTCCACCTAGACCCTTACGCTTGCCCTTCTTCTCAGATACAACGTAAAATTTACCTTTTCGAGTAACAATCATGCCTTTCTGCGCCAGTTGCCAGGAGTATGCAGGAGTTTCAGAAGCATAAGTCCTTGACTCGTGTCAATATTGACCACCTTAAACAAATGTTCTTTTAGCTCGATTAGCTCTTCCCTCTGAAACCCAACTTCATCATATTTTTTAATGAGTTTGGTATTTTCCTTGTTAAAATTCTGTGATGGTGCAAATATCATAAAAACTCTCCTTTTTAATGAATTATGGGCATCCCCTGGGCCGACTGGAACACGTCTTTTACACCTTTATCAGTTATTATCTGAGGGTCCCTCGGAATATCCAGGGGATTTACCCATAAGCGGGTAATCTTACCTCTCCTATTGTTTATTTTGAGACAGCTAGTACCTAGCATTTGAGGAGGGAGTATGTTATGAATCTGAAATGTAGTTTTGACGGCATGAGCACCAAGCTGGGCAGAGAGTAATCTATCCGGTTTTGAGATGATAAGTATGTAATAATCATCTCTTTTGGTATTGTCATTGATGATATTCTCAAGTTTTTTGGCTAGGTCCCTCCCAAACTCATCCCGGATGTCTCCCAATCGGATTATCATTGCATCCCTCCCACGGTCTCAATATTTTGTAACTGCTGACTCTCCGATATCGACTTCATGAACTCCAAAACCTTCATCATCTGGTCAAAATCAATACCCTGTAGCTCTTTTACCGTCCTGGCCCTATCAAGCATAGCGTTTGTCCTATTTTCTTCAGCTTGGGTTAATTTTGTCTGCGAAGAAGCGACATCCGATTTGATCTTTGCCTGTGCCATAAGTTTCTGGAGCATCATAAGAGTTTGTTCGGCTTGTCCCTGCTGCTGCATGGCTTTTTCCTGCTGTATGATAGCCTGTTTCAGTTCATCCTTTTTCTCGATTGGAGCGTTATCGATTATAACCGACCACGGGATCGGCGCTCCTGTCTTTTTAAGCGATATAAGCTGGGTAAAAAACATTTGCCTCTGGGTATCGGTGAGAAGACCTTCAACCGGGATGGCATCATATTTTCCAAATCGTTTATTATAAAATTCTTTGCTAGGTGGTTGATTCAAGATCCTGGATATCTTTTCGGGTTTATAGTTAGCTTGCAATGCTTTGATAGTTTTTTGACCAATTAATTGCTTGGTAAGTCTTAGATTGTCAAAAAGATCCTGCAAAACGGTCAATGAGTTACTGCTTCTCAGTTTAGATAAGAGAGCCGCTATCTCAATGTCATTATCATCGGGCCCCCCTAAGAGTTCCGCAGTAACCCCGACGGATTCCCCTACATCTGAATCCATCTTATCCATGAGTTGAAATAATCCTTGAGGAATATCGGCAGGATTAATCTTTTGGATAGCCCCTAATTGCATAGTTCCTTTTTTGAGCCATACAACTTGTGCTTGCCCGGACTGATACAATGCCTCGTTATTAATGACCGATTCTTCTTCGGCAAGCCACCCGGAAGATATTTGACTGTCAAGGATATCTAAAAGCTTTGACCGTCTTTTATTTGTCTCAATGGTGGGATCTCGGGAAATTCTAGCAATGGACTGGATTTTCAGGTTGCTTTCCTTAACTTCAGGGTCAAAAAATCCTAATGATAAAACATGGGGATAATCGCCGATCCCAAGAATATCAGGACCGGAATAAACATGCTCACCCTCTACAAATGAGTGTAGCTTAACCGTTTTTCTCATCTGTTTGAGTTCTTTCATTTCGGGCAATCCTCTGGCCACAAGCTCAATCTGAACATCCTCCAGTTGTCGCCTGGTCCCCTGCCATGGGATTTGCTTACCGGTCATGGGATTTATCAGGGTAATATATTGCTCATAATCCCGGACCCAGAACTCATCGTATTTATACAAATCCTTGCCGTCCAACCCGAGCGGAAGAGTAGCGTGCATATATTTGTTATCCGTCCCACGGGGTTTAATGTCATTTAAAATGCCCCTTTTGTTAGCAGGCAGAATGCTCTTTAATGCATTCCCCGATAAATGCTCCCTGGTTAATACCCAGCCGCAATCTGAAAGATCCCGGCTGAAGGTAGCCGGATCTAAAAGAAATCGATTGTAAGGTTTTCGCCGAAATACAATATCCCCGGAGAGTGGGTCATCTGAGTAATCAATACAAATATCAATGAGATTAACTCCCGTTTTAATTGGTCCCTGCTCAAAAGCGTCAGAAATCAAGTTGTAAGTGAGAGTGTTGGAGAATAACATTAACAAAATACCCGTAAACTGGGCAGCGGTATTCTCGTCCGACCCCTCCACGGGATCAACTTTGATGCTAAGGCGGTTCCTGCGCTCATACCCGGTGATCATCTTGATGACCCTATGGTTCTTCCTGAAATTAAGAACTTCGCGCCCTTGTGCCTTCAGATAGCTTTCCTGCGCAGCCGTGCCATAGGGATTTTTACCAAGGGAAAACTCAAGATCATACTGAGCCTCGGTGAGAAAAGCCTGCCAATGTGCTATGCTCTGCTTGTATGCCTCGTCAAAGTCTTTCTTTGCGTCACGTTCGGTCATTACTGTACTCCTGGAGGGCCATACTTGCGCCTCAGTTCTCGCGCTTTTTCGGGGGTCATGACTCCAATGGTGGCCCCGGAAGGGTAAAGAATAACGGCTTCCGATAAGGTTCTCATGGCATCTGCCCCATGAGATGCCCAGTTATGCTCCGGGTGAGTGCTAAAACAGCCTTGCTTTTCATTCCATGCCTTCCGGTATGAGTCAAGAGCAGATATCCCCTTGGAACACTTCTCCTCATCAATCCAGAGGCGATAAAACATCCTTCGAACATTGTTAATTCCTTGGATGATATCCGGGGTCCGGTCAATCTTGGTAAAGTTTATACCCTTCGCTCTGGCCATATCCAGCTCAGTCAGGCCGGAGAGCGTTCTCTTCATGATATCGTGAGGAGCAAAGTGCATCCCATAATCGTAATCTTTAGATTTTAGGTGATCAATATAATAATCAATTCCCTCCCCTGAATGCTCAAAATAATCAATGCAGTTAATATTGGTCCCGATGTGTTGATAAAACCAGATAGTCATTGAGTCATCAATACCTAGATCCCAGGCAGTATTAACCATAGTATAATTATCATAAGGAACACGGCTTATCCGGCGCTCTTTTC